TGGCGCATCTGCTGCGCCATTTTACTTAAAAAATAAGAGTCCTTTACTTTTAAATGGGTTCTCTCGAGCCAGACTACCTGACGATCCCCGGACAGCTCTTTGCCTGCATCTCCTTCGTAGGCCCTGATCAGCCCCAGAAGAATGACCTTCTTGGAATGAAGATTCGCGGGTGCTTCTCAACCCGTGATGAGGCGGCCAGCCACGCCAAGCGTCTCCAGAAGGAGGATGGGCTCGTGGACATCTATGTCGTCGATATGTACAAGTGGCTTCTGATCCCGCCGAACCGGGACCAGATTGAGAATGTTCACTATGCCAACGATAAGCTCGAGGAGATCATGGTCAAGTACCGCGAGAACCAGTCTCAGGCCGCCTCGATGTTTGAGAAGCGCAAGCGTGACATGATGGCCAAGCCTCTGGACGGTCCCTTTCCCTATGCAGACCCGTCGGACGAGAACTCGATTTACTACAACCGCCCAGATGTGCCCCCAATTCCCCACCCCTCTGATATTTTCGACAAGCTCAAGGTGGAGTTCCCAGAGAAGGACGAGGAGGTTCTGCGTCGTATGGCGGCCGCCGAGGTCAGCCTCGAGATTGCCAAGCGCAAGAAGGAGGATGATGAGCGCCGGATCGCTGGAGCCGAGAACCCTGCACTCCAGTCTCAGAATACCAAGGATGGCGATCCGGTTGTTCCTATTGCGGAAATTTCGATGCCCATTTAAATTATATGTAAATTGTAGATGTGGCTCGCCCTCGTAAGCCTCCTTATAGTCGCGTGGCTCCTCTCAACGGCCTATGGGCTCTTGCCTATGCTCAAGCCTCCCGCATGGGACAACCCATTTGCCCAGACACCATATTACGACTATGATTATATGAAAAATGTAACAGACTCGACACGGCGCGAAAGCGCATGGGTCGGCTTCCTTCAGGAGGATGTCTACAAAAACAGGACTGGACCAATCGGAGAATTCGTGGGGAACGACTCTCCGAGTGATAAAGCACCACTCTATTTGATAACGGAAGCATATGATTCTGCTCCTAGTGCAGATGTCTCGAAGCAAGTCCGTATATTTTCAACATACAAACCACTTGGCGAATAGATGCGCACTTTATTACTTTCCGTGAATGACCATAGGTCTCATCGTCATAAGGACTCCCATGACGATTACTCCTATCGCGATACCTATGAGTATCTTATTATCGAAAAAATTACTGCTTCTTTCCTCGAACTGGAACCTTGGCCGCCACTGCTCTTGCGGTTTTGGCTCCGGCGGGGGTTCCGGTTCCAGCCACTGCGGGGTGTACTCCACTGGGGGCGTCTGAATCGGATCCGGATCCATTATCATCCTCGTCACTCTCGTCTCTATCTGGTACAACAAAGCCATCAAGGTCCGTGTCATCATCATCCTCTAGCTCAGAATCGCTGTACTCGATCCCAGAACCAACCTCTGACTCTTCCTCATCATAGTCATCTGAACCGTAATCATCCTCGACCTGCTCAACAGGCTCGTAGCGAACTGGCGGGCGGACAGAACGTCCGTAACGCGTGCGTAGTTCAGGCGCGTTTATGGCCTCCGAGGGCGTCGATAGTGGGACTTCTTCCGATGGGGTTGACATCTATGGTAAACATGGGCTTTGAATCGTTTAAGTAAAGCGTTTGCGGTTGATCTGGGATGACTTCATTCAAGTATTTTGGCCTAAATACTGTCCCATTCGTCACTGCACGCTGATTCAACAGGACCTCACCTTCATAGCCTAGGCGGTCCGCTATCTCGTTCACCTCATCTGTAAAATTAGTATTCATAAGACCTATATTTCTTGCGTGTTCCACGGCTCTGTAGAGGGCGGGGGCTTGGCCCGATGCGTCAAACTCACGGAGACTCGTCAGGAACGACATCCATTCGTTCGGATCTAGGCCCGAGTACGGGTGGAGTTTCTTTTCGAATTCCTGAAAGCGTCCCGCGCCAGGTCGGGGGCAGAAGATCCACAAGACGAGAACTAGAAGGAGGATCCATACGAACAGGTTCATTACTAATAGATGGCGGGAGAAAATGCTCACGTCCGGAAAACTCGATACACTCTTCGTTGAGGCATTTTTGGACGATGTTTCCCCCATTGATGTAGAACCATACGTGGTTTGACTTGTGCTCTCCCTGGATTCTCTCGCACCACTTGGAATCAGTCTCGACGTAAAACCCTTTGCCCTCTCCGTTCTTTGTCCTGCGTACAGCCCTGACCCTGGCTCTTTCCTGACCTGAAATATTGTTCTGAATAAACTGTTCAATACGCGAAGGATCTGTGGATGTACTCTTCACAGTCTTGGGCTCGCCGCCCGTCGTGCGTACGGAAAAGAGCTTCAGGGCATCGAGGCACGGCGCGGCGTTCAGAGCCTTTCCGTCTGGTACGGACCTCCACGGGACATAGGCCCCCGGTGCTCCCTTCTTCAGGGACCAGAGACAGCGAAGGCCCGTGCCGCCAGAACGATACACACTGGCATCAATCGTCTCGGGCCAATGATCCCCCTCGAGTTCCATGAGGATCTGGGTCCGCAGGGACAAAGCTTCACTCTTGGTGACTACCAGGTCAGGCCAGTGGATATGAATTCCAGACTTGACAAGACCCTTCTCTGATCGGGCAGGCGCGCGAGCAATGAGACACCGTCCTCCCTCTCCCACAGACTCGTAAATCTGATGACATAGGATGAGAATCTCGTCGTCCGAGAGGGCCGACTCGGCCCTATAGTCAATATCAACAAAAAACCGGAACTGTTCAGTTTTTTGTTCGACGACATAGAGTCTCTGACCACACGCGAGATCAGAAAGGTAGGCTCTCCAAAAGTCCATCATGTCCTTGTCTGGAACATAGAGCTGGCCACCATTCATCAACACGTGGGTCGGAGCTTCATTACCTTTGCGATTCCATTTCAGAATTTGCATCTTGATATTAGAGAGTCTAAAGTCTCTAAGACCGGTCCCAACCGAAAAAAGTCTCAAACGCCCCACGACTCTTTGGAACCGGGACAGTCTCTGGCTCTGGGACGGGCTCAGCCTTGGCCGTCTCGCGCTTCTCCTCTTCAACCTCAATAAAGTGATAGATTTGCTGAATAGAATACTTTAGAAAGTCTGAGGGCGGCGTAGAGTCATCACCACGAAGATTCAAAAGGCGGACAATGAGCTGGTCCTTCTTTTGAGTCATTTATTTTAAACTCTTTTTTAATTTTTAACCCATCACATTTCCAAAAGTTCCCTTGAAGCCATCGAACATGTTGGTTTGAGTCCCGTAAAAGAATATTCCAAACATCATACCAGGATAAGTCCCTTGAAAAGTCCCTACAAACGACTCGAAGCCATAGAGGCCCGCTGCTGAATAAATTACATAAGTAATAAAAATCAAAGTAAATAATTGAATAAAAGCCATGAAGAAACGGATGCGTTTTCCAGAAAACATCTTGGCTCGAAGAATATTTCCAAATATGAGATCCACAGTCACGCCAAGTGTTAGACCGAGCAGGGCGAGGATAATCATGGCCCAAATTTCCCTCTTGGGATTGTGATCCCCCATATTTCCCAGTTTGTTTCCACGCCCAAGACCGACCCTATTTGGCGGAAACATTTCAGCCCACTTTGGAGGGGTCAGAATTCCCTTTATTTTATTCAGAGTCCCGGGGGCCTGCGGCGGGACTGGTGCCTGCATCTATTAAGGGCGTATAAAAAAAGGCTGTTTCTCTGGCTTGGAGAGGAACTTTTGAAACTGGGGATTCCTGAGGACATGCGTGCGTATCATATCCCAGAGGTCCCGGCGTCCCGTGATTCCTTCGAGTGTATCAAACTCGCACGAATCATTCTCGTCATAGTTCTTCCGGAAAGGAACTTGACGGCCATCCATCTTGGCCTTTTCTTCATTAAACTTTGTAACAATTTGACTTTGCTCGATATCGGACATTTGGACGTCGAACACATATACATGATATATATTGTTCACGCCATCCGTATCTTTGAAGGAAAAACTGAAATAGGAATAGGTTCCCTTTTTCAGATTTATGATCCCACGAGTCTCCTCTTCGAGTTCGCGAACTGCACATCGGAGAGGGTTGAAGATTTCACGGCGGCGGCACCCGCCCGTGACAAATGTCCATTCTTTGTATCTTCGGTCGTGGACCAGGAGGAACTTGGCCGGGCCGGGCCCTTGGCCGCTACTCACGGGGATGGCGA